AATTTATTTGTGCTATTCGCTACAACTTCACCATCTAACATAGTATAATTTTTAATTATAAATTGTTGTCCAGTTGCTTCTGGATTAATGTTATTTATTTTATTTGAATTATTTAAATTAGAAGAAAATGTTGTATTTAATCCTCTTTCAAAATTACTAGGATTAAAATTTCTCCCCTCAGATATTATATTATTATTTAAATCACTTATTGTATCTAATACCGAATCAGAGTTTTCTTCTATACCTACACCAATACCTTCAGCTATATATTTACCAACTTGATCTCTCATGACACGAGATGGTGAATGTATTCCTAATGCTTTTTTAGCACCATCTACAATTCCACCAAAAAAACTGCTTACCTTATTTTTTAGCCAAGTTCCCATTCCTGTAATACCATTCCAAACACCTTTAACAATATCTGATCCTATCGATACCATTTTACTTGGTAATTCTCTAACAGTATTAATAATATTGTTAACCATATTTCTTCCTGCTTCTTTAGCTTTATTACCTAAATCGGTTGCAAAGTTACTAGCTTTTTGAATTGTGTTAGATAACCATGTCCATATCTTGCTTGGCAATTGTTGAATCCAAGTTATTATATTGTTTATAAAATTACTACCAACTTCCACAGCTTTGGAATACATATCTCTTCCCCAGTTTACAACATTATTAAATGTGTTAACTAGCCATGTCCATATCTTACCTGGTAATTCACTAAAAAACTTAACTACATTTTCAATCCAAATAGGAACATTAGTAACTAAATAGTTCCATGTATCTACTCCCCATTGGATAATACTCCCTAATGCATATCCTAGTGCATACCCTATTTTAGCTGGTAATTCATTGAACCAATTAAATACATTTTCAATCCATTGAGGTATTGTATTTGTAAAAAAGTTAGATACATTATTGCCCCATTCTTCGAATTTAGCGAGTACATTTGCCCATAACTGGCCAAACCACTCAGGTATTCCTTGTAACCATGTAACTAATGAATTCCATGCGTTTGGTATTGTTTCAGTGAAAAATTTGCATATAGCTTCCCAACATGCTATACCAACATCTTTTATGTTATTCCATATTTCTATTACAGCATTTCTAAAATCCTCATTTGTAGTCCATAAAGCTATTATTGCAGCTACTAACCCTGCTATTATTGAAATTATTAAACCTATTGGATTTGCATTCATTGCTGCATTCATAGCCCATTGTGCTATTGTTGCTCCCTCATTTGCCAGCTTAAAAGTTTTTATAGCTCCTACTACACCATTAATAATAGATACAACATTCCAGGCTAATAATCCAGTTCCTATTCCAGCTATAGTTGAAATTATAGTTGATGAATTATTAACTATGAATCCCACAAATTCACCTATTTTTTCAACTACTCCTCTTAAAATCTCTTTTATTTCTGGTCCATTTTCTTGTAAGTAAGATATAACATCTTCAACTACTGGTTTCAGCTCTTCTCCTAATGGTTCTATAACACTTACTTGCATTTCTCTTCCAAGTCCTGCAAGTGCCGAACCTATATCATCATATTTTTGATTATTAATGTCTTCTAATGCTGTGCTAGTGGTAGATATTTGTCCTTGCATATCCATTAATGCTTTTACTCCATCTACACCTAAGTCTTCCCACATTGTACCGAACATTTCAACACCTAAAATATTTTGTTGAATAGGATCATCCATATTAAATAAAGCCGTAGTTACTTGTCCTAAAGCTTCTTTGGCAGCATCTCCTCCAGCCCCAAATTTTTCAGTAGTTTTATCTACATCCAAACCTAATTGCTTAAATGCATTATCTGCAGTTCCATCTTTAACTCTTATTCCAAATTCCTTTACAGCATCACCAAGTTTATCTACACTAAAAGTTCCATTCTCAGCGCCATTTATAAGCATATTAAACATTTCTTCAGCACCAATACCTAACTGGTTGAAATGTACTGAATATTCATTTATTGTATCTAATAAATCTCCATTTTTATCTAGACCATTTTGAGCTCCTTGTACTATTAAGTTATATGCTTCATCTGATGATAACCCAAATTGATCCATTAACATTTTTGCTGAACGTGTAGATTCATTAACCTCAAATTCGAATGTATCTCTTAATAATATTGCCCTTTCAGTTGCAATTTGTAACTCATCCCCTGCAAGCTTAGTATTATTTTTTACTATAGCCATAGAACTTGCTACATCTTCTATACTTTCACCAAAATTATTAACATACACATTTTCCATTGCTTCATTTAATGAATCAAACTCTTCTTCTGCTGCACCAGTCTTTGTAATTAATGTATTAAATGCTTTATCAAAATCATTCGATAGATTTAATGCATACGTTGCTCCTGCAACTCCAGCAGCACCTATTGCTAAAGCCCCTACTTTTAATTTATCAGCAACATCTTCAACACTACTTTTAAAATCATCAAGTTCTTTTTTAGCATTCTGTACTTCTTCAGCATGTTGCTTCTGTGCTTTCTCTGCCTCCTCTAAGGCTTTTCTTTCTGCTTCTAAAGCTTCTTCCTGATCTCTTATACTCTTATTAAGTTTCTCAGCTTCTTCTTTTGCAACACCATTATTATCCCCAAATTCATCAAGATTTCGTGTTGCAACTTGCAATGCACTTTTCATATTATTTAATTCATTTTCAGTTTTTATTATTTCTCTTTGAAATGCTCTATACTGCTCTTCTGCAATTTCGCCTCTTTCAAACTGAGCTTGAACTTGTGCTTCTGCTGCTTTTAAAGCTTCTAATTTTTCAGATGTAGCACTTATAGAATCTGCTAATAAATTTTGTTTTTGCGCTAATAATTCAGTATTAGTTGGGTCTAATTTAAGGAGTTTTTCAACTTGCCTAAGTTCAACTTGTAATGATCTACTAGTTTTATTTACCGAGCTTAAACTTTTCTCTAAGGGCTCTGTATTCCCACCAATATCAATAGTTATTCCTTTTAAACTTTTAGCCATATATTATTCCTCCTTTCTACCAAACTTATCTCTAAGTCTTTTTCTTTCTGGTTTAGTTTGAGATATCCTCCAAGCATTATCTAAATATTCTTGACCTTTTTCAGTTTTATTAAATGTATAAATAAAGGCATCTCTTCTATATCTCAGATAATCTATAATATCTAACTCTTCAACCTCTAGTATATTTAAACCCGTATATTCTGAAACTAAATGCTCCCAGTAAGTAGTTATTTCATATTTATGTCCCTCACTCTCCTCAAGTGGATAGTAAGGGAGTTCTAGTTTTTTGTTTGGTTGCTAATAAACTCCATATATGTTTTTAGAAAAATCATTATATCTTCAACATCTAATATGTCTTCTAATAACTCTTTTTCTATCTTTATATTTGCTTTATTTCTAGACATTACTTTTGCACACACCTCGTAAAGTGCATCTATTTCTTCTTCTCCATTTGAACTACTATCAACACTTCTAGCCCATGAATCTATAGAAGTTATCTCGCTTAACAATTTTTTTGATGGATTACATATCATTATAGTAGTTTTATTTTCATCTCTAAGAGTAACAGTTAAGTATTGTTTTTTTATATTATTGAAGTTTAAGCTTGCCATTTATTATCATCCTTTCAAACTAAAAGCTCTAAAAGAATTTCTTTTAATCTCTTAGAGCTTTTTTATATTTATTAATTTTATTCTGAAATAGCCTCTTGATATTTTATAAGAGTTCCTTCATTATCTTGTGGCTGACACTTAAATTCAGCATCAATAACTGTTTCTTTATCTTTTGCAAATGCTAATGAAAATCCACTTTCATTCTTTCCAACTATAGTTACTCTTATATCCCCATCAACTTTATCTTTATGGTGGAAGTGTATTAGATACTTTTTACCATTTGCATTTTTAATTCCACCAATCTTTACTGTTCTAGTGCCGCCAGATTCTGTTACTCTACCAGTTTCACATAATACAGCTAATGTTTTTCCACAGAATGTTAATATCCCAGTTTTTAATGTTGCTTCTTCTTCTGTGATTATTGTTTTTTGAACAACTCCACTATCATCTTTACAACTATAATAAGTTGGTTTATATTCTAATGTTGCTCCACCTTGTATATATCCTAATTTATTTTCAGGAGTTTCCAATACAGAATTTTCTGGAATTTCTCCTTCAAACTCCTTAACATATACATCTCCACTTCCTAAAACAATTTTATCATCCATTATTTTATCCTCCTATTTCTTTTCATATAAATTAAAATCGTACACAGTTTGAAAGATTTTTTCACTATCAATCCACGTACGTTCTTTACTAAACTCTATAGAATTTTTAATTAATATTTCTTCAACTTCTTTTTCTTTTTCTCTATTTATCTTAGAATTATATAACTCAACTGTTATATCTCTTTTTAATAAGCATATTTTATTATCTGCTCCACTAAAATTTGAATTCTCTAAAAAGACTATATACGGAAGTGCTGGAGGTTTTAAAAAACAATTTTCCGCAACCTTTAGTCCAGTTTCCTCTAACATTGCTTTAACGTTTATTCGCATTTTTAATAACCTCCATTGATAACTCCTCCATTCTTTTTATTGCAAGCTCTTCGCCATATTTTATATGAGGATAAGCTTTAGCTCTGCCTCCTTGCCATAACGCATGGCCCTTTTCTAAAAGATGGGTTAATCTATGATTTCCATTTGCAACATACCATGTTTTAAATTTTTTATTTTTACTTTCATATACTTTTTTTACTCTAAAGGATTTTACATAATCACCAGTAATTTGATTGAATGTTATATGCTTTTTTATCTCGGTATTTGTCTCTTTTCCAACTGTATCAACAGCTTTTTTTATTCCTTCTGTTATTTCTTCTGAATAACTTGATAACTCTCTTGATAATACAGTAACAAACTCATCTACATTCATTTATTTCACCTCAAACATTTCTAGTTGTTTAAGTGTCAGATCTAAAGATGGAGGATTGCTTTCAAATATTTCTTGTATTAGTTCAATTGAATATTTCCCTATTTCTCTTATTTCAACACAATCATGTATATTGATTCCATTTACTTTAGGAATTCTTATTACAGCATTAACCTTTACTTGATTAGCTTTTGCTGTAAAAAATCTATTATATCCAAGAACTCTATTTTCAAACCCTAAAGAATTATATTTATACTCTTTATTCCCTTCTTCATCTTCACAATAAATATCACATATTCCATCTGAAAAACTTGTAAATTCTATATTGTTAAGTTTCAGTTTCATCTAAATCAACTCCCTTGGCCTGATATTCTAGATTTAAAGAAAGTAATTCCCCTCTAAAATTTATTTCAAATAGCTCAAGTGCTTGAGAATTTGCATATCTCACATAATCAAGTAACAAGGATTTTGGAGTATCTTCTTGAGTAAAATCTAAGGATGCCACACCTGCAACCTTTTGCAAATACGACATCCCTCTTTTTATCATTCCAGTTATATTCTTTTCAGTTCTTGCATCTACCCAAGTTATATTAAGATAAGCCTTCACATCTTCTAATAATTCATCAGGCATTTAACCACCTCTTTATGCTTGCTCCTTAGTGTTTACAGTCCCCTTTACTGTAACAGGAATTGCAGCTGTTTCTAGCTCTGAAATATCTAATAATATAAATGCATTATCATCTAATGCCCTTCCATTTCCATAAAGCTTATTTATATAAACTCTTTCATCATCTAAAAATTTGTATTCATCTGAGTACTCTATTTTACCACCGTTAGTTCCTGCTCCAATTCCCATAAAATATTTTTTAGGTAATCCAATTATAGCACTACCTTCATCTACCCCCGAACTTTGTATTACTGTAGTTGGGAATGGGAATATGTTATTTTTATAACTTCCATCTGTAGCTTGTACAGTAGTAGCTGGCATTACCTTTGTGAAATAATCTTTTGGATTAACAATTAATACAACTGAATCTACTGTTCTTGTTTTCTTTCCTGTTGCATCTACTGGATCTGTAGCTAAAATACTTAATAACTCTCCATATGTCTTTGGTGATAAATCTGTAATTTTTTTAGCAGCCTTTTTAGGATAAATCCCTCCACTAACGCTTACGTCGTCACTTACATCTCTATCCATTCCTATTGGTTCATCTTTACCTGTACCTGTTACAATTGCTTTTTCAAGAGCGTGTGCAATTGCTTCGCTTAATGTTACTCTAACATATGCATCAATCCATTCTGGCCCAACTGCTAACATATCCTTAGATATAGGCATAAATGCAGTTAATTTACATAATGTTAAATCTATTTTACCTATAGCGCCTTCTAACTCCTTACTTATAGCACTTCCTAAAGCCCCCCATTTAGCTAATTGAATTCCTTTTTTATTTACTACGATCTTTGTTAATACTGTTGTGTTTTGAAAATTAATTATATTTAATAATGGATGTTCAGCTTTTATATCAGCAATTACATTATCAATAATTGTTTCAGGAAATGCTACATCTATATTGGTAAACGCTTGTCTAACATTATCAGACTTCATAGCATCTATTATTCCTTGATAGAAGTTCATTTCTTTTTGAGTTAATTGATGTATCCCTCTTTTAGCTAAAATTTCTTTATCAGCAGTTTGTTGATATAATTTTACATCTTCTAATACACTTTGTTGCACAGATTCGGCAAAATCAGTAAATGCTTGTGCTATTGCTCCTTCATCCTCTGATTGCATTGCCTTTGATAGATTTGCCATTAATTCTTGTCTTAATAAATCTTTACTTTTCATTCCCATTTTATTTACCTTCTTTCATTTTATTTTTAAATATCATTTTTAATTTATCAGCATTAGTTTTTTGTTGAGGTATTTCACCTTTATTAGGCTCTTTCGACTTTGAATCTTCTTTTAACATTTTCATCAAAGCTTTATTATACTTAACTTGTTGTTCAAAAGTTTTATTAACCTTTTGCATCATTTGCTTTGCTATCTCTAAATCAACGTTATCATCTATAATTTCATCACATAATCCATATTGATAGCATTCTTCTGCAGTTAACCAGCTTTCTCCATCTAATAATTCAATTAACTTTTCTTCTGTTAACTTACCATTAGATTTTTCAAGATAAGCTTTTCTATTACCCTCCATTATTTTATCTAAATCATCTGCTGACTTTCTTAATTGTGACGCATTCCCACAGGCAGGCATCCACATATTATGAACCATTTGCATTGTATTACTATACATTTTTACTATGTCACATCCAGTAAGAATAAAAGATGCTGCACTTGCTGCAAAACCATCTACTATACCTATAACCTTAGCGTTATGTCTTTTTAGTTGATTCCTAATAGACATTGCTTCATATACTGAACCACCATAGCTGTTAACATACAAATTAATTTCTTTAACTTGTGAGTATCTTTCAAGTTCATTCTTAAAATGATTAGCACTAGTCTCACTTTCTATTGTTTCATCCCACCACCAATCATAAGAATCACTTTCTATATCTCCGTATACATATAAATCAACTGAATCTAGATTGCTGGCCAACTGCTTAAATTCCCATATTTTTTTGCTCATTATCCTCACCTCCTTTCAAGTCTATTTGATTTATATCTGAATAATTTTTGGTTATCCAATGCTTTTCACTCCACTCTGTTCCTAATGGTACTTCCCCAACTTTTTCTAATAATCCATCAATAGAATACATACCTGTTGATATAAGCTTATCTATTTTTTCTGCAACTGAGAAAATATCAATATGCTTAATACATGTAGTATCAATTTCCAATCTAGAACCCTTCAGAATAGCTTTTCCATACCTCTTTCTGTTAATTTCTTCATTTATCAAATCAACTATAGGATCAATACCAAATGTTAAAAAATTATTTGTTACTTTATCAACATCAGCTATATCTCCTCTCATTAATGCTGGTGGAATTTTAAAACCTTGCCCTACTCTATCAAAAATTTCTTTGATAAGATTTTGTACATCAACCATATCACTTGTTGACTTCTTACTTCCTTCACCATTCTGTTCAGTATATTTAACTCCTTTAGGTATACTTAAAACAGCATTTTCACTTTCAAAATACTTCTTGAATTTCCTTTCAAATAGTTCATCTACCTTTTTTTTCTGTTCTTCATCACCTTTTGCAATAGCATCTAATTCCGCAATTCCTTTTCTTCCACCTGAACGTTTATATTTTCCTATGGCACTATCTAATAAATCTCTATATCCATTGTTTAGATTAGAAACTAAAGATCTTATATCTTTGTTACTATTTTTAAAATATAAAACTTCAGACATTTTAAATTTCCTATTAAACGTAAAATCTTTTCTAGTCACATTTTCAAATACATTATCAAACAATGCATATTCATTTTGATAAAAGCTATCTGCAATTATTAATTGATTATTAACTTCTACAATTAAAACTTCATTTCTATAAAGTAATTTGTAAATAAACTCCTGGATAAACTCACTTGAATTTTGATTTTTATTAGGCTCTATATTCCACATGTAATATTCATCTTCTTTTACTTCCTTATTATCTAAATAAGTTTTAAATTCACATTTTGATATACATCCAGCTATAAGATTAATCGCTACATTTATTGCAAACTCTTCTATTGCTAATTTAGTTGATTCCTCAGATATTTTTTCGATTAATCTAACTTCATCTTTACCACCAAAAATATCCTTAATAAAATCTATTATTTTCAATCCCTCACCCCCTTTCAGGGTAAAATAAAAAGCCTTATAAATAGGCTTTGTAATTTTATCTATAATGTTCTTATTTTTAATAACTATATACACCTAACTCAAAATCATTTATATCAAATGACTTTGAGCAATCCTCTAAATCATTTGAACCACACATAGCTGCAACAAAAGCTTTAAATCCATCAGTTTTTCTACTTTTAGGTTCTATTTTCCCATAGGTCATATTTCCAGCTTGTGAAGTTATTAAACAAGTATTATTTGTATACCATCTCATTAATGGATTATCTCCAAAAATAATATTATGATTTGCAAATGCACTTGTTATCACTGGAGATATTAACATTTCATTTGATGGCCTAACTAATCTAATATTGTTATTACCTTTTTTATCAGTATCAAATCCTACTTCTCTCAATGCCTTTGCTAATAATGTATATCTATAGTTATCCATCCACAATGTAGTTAAATTGTATTTTTTAGCTTTTTCAGCTAACCACAAAGCTGGAGTATCTGGTGGAACTTCTGGTCCAGGTACAAAAGTTAAATACCCTTGTTCCTCCCACTCCCTTAGAGGAGCCTTTATTCTTCCTAAATCATTACAACTTTCACAAACCCAGCTATGAGTTATCCATACAAATTTTTCTTTATACTTAAATAATAGACCTGCAGCAACAAAATCTGTTGTCTTTGCATAATCAATCCCAACTAAACAACTTCCTCCTTCTACATTAGGAATTTCTTGATTAGTCGCTAATATATTTTCCCATGATGTAACTTCTACATCTTTATTCCCCTTTGGTATATTCATTCTTTTAGTCATAAATGATGAATTACTTATAGGATCTTCTTTATAATCTACATACTCTCTTTGTATTTGTTGTTGTAAATCTGGAAATCTATGCAAACTAGGATTAGGTTTATCCCACATTTTAGGATCATCTACTTCCTTTTCATCATCAAGTTTACATATAAATGGAAGTAACCCGTTATCTCTTGTAGCACCTTGTAATATCTGTTTGCTTCTTTCAATAAGCTTATCTAATGGACCTTCTCTAACATCCCCATTTGTAGTAATAATAGTTGTCCTTGGATTCTTCTTTTTACCAAGTCCAGTTTTAAAAACTTGAATAGTTTTATAGTCCTCATATTGATGATATTCATCGAAATCAACCTTACCTTGTCTACCACCATCTTTAGTCTTTGCATTTGATGTTCTAAATCTTAATTCTGAACCACTTTTTTTATTTTTTATTACTTCTTTATTCCAATAAAAATGTTTTTCTAATTTCTTCTTGTTAGCTTCAAGAACATCATAAACATCATTAAAAGATGTCATAGCTTGGTCTTCACTATTCGCACAAATATCTATTTATCAACTTTGTTATATTGAGATATTAAGCAAAAATCTTCAAATGCCAAGTAACCATTTTTACCTGCTCCCCTACCTACTAATATGAATAGGTCTGGCCATCTTAATATACCTGGTTTAGAATAAGTACAATTATGCAGTGTAAAACAAAATACTTCCCATTCTAATAATTCAAATGGAAAATATTTCTCTAAACTTAAATATCTTCTTAATTCTTCTTCATCTACAAATAGACTTTCTTCTTTAAAGCATTTCTCTACATAATCAATTAATTGTAATTGTTCCTTGCAAACTTCTATTGTCCCACTTCTAACCAATTCAATATAGTTTTGAATTTCTGGTATATGACTACAATTCATCATCATCATCCCCATTATCTAATGGGCTTGGTTTTATTCCTAAATCACCTAATAGTTTAAGCATTTGGGCACTTGTTTTATTTAGTTCAGCTATGCTGTCATTCTTCTTTATACCTGTTTGTTTTCCATTACTCCATTCAACAGATACTCCACGCTCTTTTATATCTTGAATTAAATTATTTTTAATATTCCACAACTCCATATAATCATTAACAAGATCCTCAAAATGTTTTCCAAATGTTTTATTATTCTCTAATTGTGTCATTAAATCTTTTCTAATTTCTAAAAAAAGAGTATTTCCCATATACTGCATACTATTTTTATTGCACCCATATTTTTGTATGCTTTCACGCTTCCAACCGTATCTTTGC